ATCTGCGCCTAATTGCCATTTATGCGATTTTTTGTCAGTAACACGCAAACCACAAGCATTAGCATCCATTTCCACTGATTTTTGTAGCAAAAAATCAGAATCAAACAGCGCTTCAATCAGTAACAATATGGTTAAGCGAACTCTAAATAACGGCGTTAATCTAGCAGGGATAACCGCGCGAAAGACTGACATTAGCTTAGTGAAATTAGTCATTTCACTAGCCCAGTCTACCGTTATCTCTATACGACTGGTTAGGTATTTATCAGGATCGCCACTATGCTCAGAGGCAGGATATAAATCAAGTGGATAAGCAGACTTCTTCGACTGCATCATCTGCTCTATCGAACATAAGTTCGGGAACAGCATTTGTAGATAAGTTTTTAGAAAATGTAAGCCACGACCATCATTATCGCGCGAACGCCAGGCACGGTATAAATAGCGCGTAGCGTCTTCTTCGGTAGAGCCGGGCAATAAGACTAAGCCATCTTCATTAACCGCACGCCTTACTAAATCAAACGTACCTAAGTGCGGAGCGCCTAAGACGTTGGCATCAAATAAACGCCTAGCTAATTGCTGATCAAATAAGTCAGCGAATAACTGCTTTAAATCGCCCTCAATCTCGCCATTCGCAAAACTGACATCAATCGGGTTTGCAGAAGGTAGCGTTAAGTGATGCTCAATACCGGGTATTTTTCTCACACCTAGCCCCAGGAATTTGTAACAACATTGATATTAGCAATTGTTACCGTCAAGCTATCAGCTGTCATATAAGCCCAGTTTTCAGGATGATAAACGGTTGATGGATCGGTAATGTAAACCTTAGCATCACTGCGACTTTCTGATGATAGCGCTGGTATTTTAAGCTTTAACAAGTCATAGACTTGTTTATAAAGCGGTTGATTACGGCCACGCTTTGAGCCAGATGAGGATTCACCAAATGCCTCTAATAAGGCGGCTATAATCTGCTCTTTAACAGCGCTTGACGGATAAGAGGTTGATACTTTGGCATCAATCTCAGCGCTGATTTTAGAGCGCACAGGTGTAATAAAGCGCACGCGATAAGAATTATCGGCCTCTGAAATCTTTTGGCGTATCGCCTTCTGTAAGGGCGTTAATTGATATTCTTGCAGGATATAGGCGGTAGCGCCCTCCTCCATTACAACCTCTGAGCTATCGCGCGATAGACAGGAGACAAATAAGGTATTGATATTATCAACACTCGCACCACGCACCTGCTCTTCTATAGTTTCGTTCCATACTGACAAAAAGCGCAAGGTGGTAAAAGTTCGGCGTATTAAAAAATCAAACTCACCTAGATAAACAGCTGAATGGTCATAAACGGAGGGATAACGGCATAAATCCCGCAGTGTTGAAATATCAGGCGGGTTATTACCGCTGATTAGCAGGCTATTAAAGCTGATCTTAATGAAATTATCATAAGGTGTTAATAGGTAATCAAAGGACAACGGCGATCCAGCAGTAGGGCGTATATCGCCTGCTGTATAGCCTACCGTTAAGGTTAAATTATCGCCATCGCGCGGCTGTACACCAACTACATTGCTATAACCTAGACGCACCCACATTAATTTTCTGTCGTCCGTTTCAACATGGAATACACGCTCATCAGGCAGGGTATTAACGTAGCGTTCACGGTATTCATATTCGCCATAAGCATCACTTAAAGCGATATTGGCTAAAAAGAAGCCACTACTATCGGCTGGAATCTGAATGGCGTAAAAAGGCACTGTACCGCTAACAACATGAGTAATAACCGCCGTTGTTAGCTGTATAGCCTCAACGCTAGCCGTACTAAGAGCAGGGATAGTCACAGGGGTTTCGATACGCCATTCATAACCATTTGAATCTAAAACAATGCGCTGATTGACTACTTGAAAAGGAAGTTCATTTTCATTGATTAGTGTAAGCATAGCCCTTGCAGGCATGGCTTTACTGATAATGCCACGCATAGCAGCATCGGCTAGAATAGTCGAGTCACGGGCTTTTTCAAAGGGTTCTGATAGGGATGTTTCGACTTGAGCGCTAAACATCGCCAGCATCGTTGCCATTGCGTCTAAGTGCTGAATGATACGTGGGTCACTCGCCTGATAGAGCGGAGAAATAACCGGATAAGCGGCAATTGAATCGTGTATCGCCTGTTGAAAATCTGCTTTTGTTAACATCGATTATAATCTCGGAATTTGTAGGGATGTCCCTGCGACCTCTATAAAAATATCTAACCTGTCAACGCCATTTTGACGCGAATACAGATTGACAGAATTAGCGGGTAAAGCAGCCAAAATAGGTAAATCTTTTTTAAGTTTGGCAATAAAGGCATTAGCTACCCCAGAGGACTGTGGATTTTGCAATAGCGCCTTAGTATCGCAGCCATAATCAGAGCCTAAGTAACTATAAACAGGTGTTTGTAGCCAATGGCGAACCATGTCTTGTATATCTCTGCCTGTTATCGAGGCCATAAGCTTACCAATTTGTTAGTTTTTTATAATCCTTGCGATCCAGTGCCATGAGAGTACATAAAGTCATAGGCACTAATAATTCAGCATAAATGCCGTCTTCTGTAATGGGCGAGCTCATAGGAAAACCGATGCTTTCTATGACTAGCGGGCTATAAGTACGGCCCTTATATAACATACCGATAAAACATGGTGATTTTGAAGGCAATATCGCATCAGACCACTTCATATCGCCATTTAACGCTTTTAGGGTGTTAACAACTGCCCCATTAGCCGCCAATTCAACAGGTAATGCCCAGGACATCAATTGATCAACGGGCTTTTCTACTTCTTCTCTCGCATCAGACCATGCCCTAAATAAAGCCGTTACTTGTATTTTTATAGGCGGCATCCCTGAGAATGTCTGAATTGAATTTAATTTTGTAATGCCCGTGCGCCCTTCAAAGCTACTGACAAACTGCTTAGCCTTGTTAATCGCAGCGTTATCAACCCCGAATTTATTAGCTATTGGTGCAGCTGCATCAATGGTGTTGGTAATCTCACCTGATTGCAGCATAGCAAATAGGGTAGGACTTGCAGACTCAGGCCCCGCTTGCTCAAAAGGCGATTGCCAATTGAGCGTCATATCCATATTTGATTCTGTAAGCGGTGCAGAAACAACGGGCGTATCATCAACTCGGTTGCCATGCTTATCACACTCATAAAACTCAGCGATAAGATACTCATTTAGGCCGTCCCAAGTTGACGATAAAATATCCATTATTGACTACAAACCAGAGTTTTTTCTAATCTTCATTGAGCGCATTCGGTGCATCATCGCACCCGCAGAATGAGACTTCATTTGCATCTTACGAATACCTACCTTTTGCTTTGCAGATAATCTGACATGGCCGGAAATACGTTTATTAACGCGCATTTTCTTACCACCACGGACGACCATGCGTTTTTTATAGACGGCATCAAAAACAGCCTCTTCATCATTAGCGCCGAAAGCAAAGTTATCAATGTCATCATCACCATCAGGCATAGAGCCGTTTAGTAAATCCATAGCGCGATCAGCCGCACCTGCTTCCCAGTCATTCAGCAAGCCGCTAATCGTATCTTCATCAACGCCTTTTTCTTCTAAATAATCCCAGGCATAATTCAGCAGCGTGTCCAATAACTCGCTTTCATCATCGTTTAATTCGCCATCTTTGTTAATATCAACAATGCCGATAAACAACGACTGTAAGCGATCAGCAGCCGATTCATCATCATCAAGATCATCTGTTTCACACCACGTTGACAATGCAGTAGCGGCTTTCAATTTAATATCTTGAATACCATATTTAGCCGCATCATCACTACCAACCGTATCTAAAACAACATCATCTTTTAATTTTTTTGCTTCTTTCGTTGCGCATCCATCCAATACTACGGATTTACGCAACAGATCAATTAAACTCATAAATTACCCCTATTTGGTCAAAGTTTGCGTCACAAATATCTGGCGAACAGTACCATCATATCTGAGCCAGTATGAGACATCCATGCGATCATAAGGTCTTGCCGCATTAGGCGCTACATCAAACTTAAACGCTTCTGCTTCACCTTTAACCAACCATCCAGCCGCTTGAGCCGCTTCAAAGTAAACGCCTAAAAACGCATTCATACGCTTAACAGCTACTTGCATAGGCAGTTGCAACATATCTTTTGAAACTTTAGTGACCATATCGTCTACAGTCGTTGACATATCAGCGACCGCAATCAGTTTCTTAAGACTTGATTCAACTAAAGCACAGGTGATTGAGTCTCTAAACACATAACGACCGCCACCACTATAGATCTCAAACAGAACTGGATTAATTTTAGCGCGTGCTAAAGCATCTAATTCTTGATCAGTTGGCGTATAGTCTTGCTTAACCCCCGTTCTTTGTAGAGGCCATTCACGACCAGCTACTGGGAAGTTTTTAGGTGCAAAGCCTTTACTATTGGTCTGAGCGTTACGCAGGCAGCAACGAGCGATATTAAACGCAGCCGTGCCAAAATAACCTTTGCCATTAATTCCGGTAGGATCATCAGATTTGATAGGCGCATAAAAAGCGTGCATCAAATGTGCGGTAATACTGGCGCCCATATTTAACTGCTCAACAAAGGCAATAGCCGCCTCAATATTCAAGTCGCCAGGAACATCAAATTTAAGCTGTCTATTAGTATCAAAAGCCAATTGCGCTAATTGAGCTAACAAGGCAGGCGAACGAGTACCACCAGCAGAAATATAAGCATAGTTAAACGGCGTATATTGCAACTTAGTACGAGCTGCCATATAGTTTAGAGTTGTATAAGCTGTTCCGCCTTCGTGAAAGCAGACTAAGACATTGGAGCTAATTTTCTTAGCACGACCTGTGCTATTAAAGCCATAAGCTAAAGAATCAGGCATAACTACATGAATATTACCTATTTCTATCTCAATTTCGTCTGTTTGCAATGAAGCAACATTGGGTAAGTAGTCAGAAACGCCATAATCATTTTGTGAATCTGGGTTTAATGAGCCGTAAAACTCATATAACAATTCATCAGCACTGTCATGAATAGCTAGGGTGATTTTGTCATTAGATGAATCAATGCCGCCATAGGTTTTTTGGTCAGCATGAAAGCTGATTTTAATACCGTCATTAAAGCAGCCTAAATGCTTAACTGAAAACAAAAAGTTATCAACAGGCGCATCTTCAGTTACATAATAAGCAAACGGATCAACAGCATTGGTCGCCCCAAATACCGCATAACCTATCTTTGCTGAAGAAGGCACTAAGCGCTGTACAATCGCCTTATAAGCGCCTTGATTCAAGGCTTCAACAACTTGTAGCCATGCTTCATTCAGTGCAGAATTACGAATTGACTCGCCC